ATGGCAGGTTTTCACGGCAAAAGCGGTGAGGCATGGTTTAGTACCTCTGCTGCTGAGAATGTAATTGATAATATCATAAGCTGGTCGCTGGATGTTACAGCTGATGTAGTTGATGCAACAGTAATGACGACAAGTGCGGGGCCATATAAAACTTATTTATCCGGATATAAAGATTGGACAGCTACTGTAGAAGCGTATGCTGCAAGTGGCGGGCTTGACCCTGATATAGCAGCCGATTTGGCTTCAACGACTGATTTTTGTCTCGATACGACTACAGGCGAGCGATATTATGGTGTAGCTGTTTGTACAAGTATTGTACCTGGTATTGCTCATGATGGAATTGGTACTGTTAGCTATACATTCCAGGGCACTGGCACGGGTGGCATAACTGCTTCTTAGGAGATAGATTATGAGTGTATATTTTCATGGAAAAGATGGAAATGTAGTATGGGACACTACAGGTACCAATGTTGTTATAGAGCAAATACAAAATTGGTCTTGCGATGTTAATGTTGATACAGTTGAAGTTACTGGGATGCAGGGCGAATGGAAATCTTATGTTTCAGGCATAAAAGATTGGACAGCTACTGTAGATTGTCTTGCGAGTACGACAGGATTACAATTATCTGCTTCCGGTGATGCTGCTACTGATGGGCTTGGCGAAAATACGCCGGCTTGGCTTGAATTATACTTAAAATACGATTCTACAACTACACAATATATGGGCTTATATGGTCATGCAATATGTAACAGTATAGCTGAAACAGACCCTGTTGATGGGCCGGTAACGGTAACATATAGTTTTCAAGGTTCTGGTTCGGGGCTTACATGGTACAGTGATACGTCGGCGTTTAATACATAATTTTAGAAAAGAGAATGAGGTGTAACATGAGTGAATTATCAGAAATATTAACAAATGATGCTATCGAGATTGAGTTAAAGGGAAAAAAATATAAATTAGGTGCCTTAACGCTGCAAGATTTGGCTGAGTCTGAAAAAAATATCAGAGATAAACATAAATCAGAATCACTTACAACAGCAAAAGAATTATACGGAGACAAAATACCTACGGATATTTTGAAAACTTTAATGAAGCCCTTATCGAGTAATGAATTACTCGAAATGCAGCAGACGATTTCCGGTATGTGCTTTTTGGTTTGGCGAGCTTTTCTTAAATTTAATCCAAGTATGACGCTTGAAGAAGTTGAAGAATTGGTTAGTTTTGAAGATTTATCAAGTATAACCAATATTCTAATGCCGCCAAATGAAGATGGTGAAAAAAAAACGACAGAATAGAATGGTCAACAGCGATATGTTTGGTATTGAGATTTTATAAAGGTGCTATTACTCTTGATGATATATCAAGAATGACCCCTGAGCAATTCAAAATAATATGCAATGAGGTCAGTAAAATTTCAAAAATGGAAAATCCAGAAGAAAAACCAACAGGCTTTCACGGCTTAGGAAGTGCGCGAACGGCAAGAACGTTATTACCACGGAGAAGATAATGACTTTAGGTGAAGCATTTGTTAATATTCGAGCAAACTTAAAGCCTTTGCAAAAAGGATTACTGCGAGCTAAAAAATTAACCAAAAGTGCTATGACCGGTTTAGCACGTAGTGCAATCGGCGGGGTAACTAAAATTATTAGCAGAGTTGTCGGTTCTCTGCTTTCAACAATAAAACGATTAGTTAAAATAACAGCAACCGCCTTTGTTGCAATAAATATTGCTGCAATTAAAGCATTTACAAGCTTTGAGGCTGAGTTAGCAAATGTAAATACAATGCTAACAAAGCAAACGGAATATTTAATACCTAAATACGGAGAAGCTATACATCGTATGTCGGTTCAATTTGCTGCTTCTTCAAAAACACTTAGCAGAGCCTTATATAATATTTTATCAGCAAGTATAGCACCGGAAAAAGCATTAGAAGCTTTATCAGTTGTTGCGAAAGCCGCACAGGCAGGACTTACTGAAACATCAACCGCTGCTTATGCAATAACAGGTGTCTTAAATGCTTATGGTATGACGGCAGATAAAGCAGGTAAAATATCTGATATTTTATTTGCGACTGTTAAAAAAGGTCAGACAACTTTTGACCAATTAGCGGGGGTTATTGGCAGGGTAACAGCTATATCGGCAACGGCAGGGGTAAGTTTTGAAGAAGTCGGTGCTGCAATTGCTACTATTACAAGGGGTGGTATTAATACGCAAGAGGCAGTTACGGGCTTAAGGCAGGCATTAGTGGCATTACAAGGTCGCTCTGATGATGCAGTTAAAACAGCCAAAAAACATGGAATTGAGTTATCAGTTCAAGCCCTTAAAACCAAAGGTTTAATTGGAATGATTAGGGATTTGCAGCGGTTAGAACCGGAAGTCTTAAAAGATATTTTCAAGGAAATCAGGGCAAGAACGGCTCTTAATGTTTTAATGAAGGACCAGGCTGGTTTAATAAATGATTTGGAATTAGCAACTAATTCGGCTGGTTTAACGCAAGAAGCGTTTAGCAAACAAACCGGAACACTTAGTTTTAAGTTCAAACAATTATGGCAAACAATAAAAGTTATCGGTGTAAATATTGGTGATGTGTATGGGGAGAAGGTAAAAACGGCGGTTGAAAATATTACAAAATGGCTTACGGAAAATCAAGACACAATTTATGGATGGGCAGCTGTTGTTCAAGAAAAAGTTTTAGCTGCTGTTGATTATTTTCAACAGCTTTGGGATTTAGTAAATAGTCAAGGCTGGTCTGCTGCTTTAGAAAAACTCGGTGCGGATATTAAAAAAGCGCTTACATTAACAATGGAATTTATTAAACCTTATGCAATAGATATTGGTAAAGCTATGGCAAGAGGTTTTTTTGAAGCAATAAACAATTTCTTTACCGGAGGGCAAGTTGAAAAATTGAATGTATCAAGACGTAGAACGCAAGAATTAGTTGAATTATCGCGGGCAAAGGGTCTGGAAGTTCCTGCTGGCCCTGGAGAAACTACATTTTCTAAAATTTTAGGTAAAGAGGTTTTGTTAATGTTTAAGGAATTACCAGGTAGAATCGCAAAAAAATTAGGCGAACATCCTGTGTTTGATTACCCAAAAGATATAGAAAATTCTTTACAAAAAATAACGCCTGATTTTTCTAATGATTTAAGAGAAACAATTAAATTATCAAAGGAGGGAGCAGCTCTTTTGAAAGATATTGCTCTTTCTATGTTTACACCAAGCAAAAGACAAGAAAGGTCATTGGCAGTTGGCGAGCCAATGCAACCGGGAGGTTATTAATGGCAGTTACAGAATTAGCAGAATCGCAAGAATGGCATGAGACGATGTATGGTATTAGTTTGCGCCGTGTATTTAAGGCTACATGGTCTGATTGGGATGATGGTACGTTTGATATTTTTATCGGTGATACATGGACGACTAATTCTGCGGAGCTGAGAGTAAGCGATATAATTATGACTGGTATTGATAATGTTAATGTAAAAATTGAGGTTTTATATAGTACACAGGGCAAAACAAGACAGGAAGCACGACCAGACCAGGCGGCAAGTTGGGATGAATCACTGGATGTTCATACAGACCAATATATTATTAGTGATGGCGAGCCTTATTATAAATTTAATATAAGTGGCGGCGGCGGTTCGACAGGTGCGTGGACGAGCTGGACATCAACGTTTCAAACGGGAATAGGTACAGATTCATATAATACGCCTGACCTTACGCATTATCATCCTGGTATGACTTATATAGTAACGACTTATAGTTCTACGCTATATCTTGCAAGAATTTTACCAAATGTTGGTAAAGTAAACAGCACGAATTTTCTAAAAACATATTTTTCGCAATTACAGGATACTGGTATTATTTCGGATACCGATAACTATAATGATATTGGTTTATGGTTTTTTAGTGGATGCAATATAAGAAGAGTCCGACATGATTGTTGGCAATATCAATTCACAATGCTTTATAATAGTTATCAATGGAATAAATGGCGAAATCAATTTGATGTAAACCAGTATGATACGTTTGATTTTCACGGATTATGGGCCGGTATGGATGCAACTGATAGCCCTACTCATACTACAGGCGGGGGCCATTAATGCAAAAGCTAAGAAGATTAGAAGATGGCGTTAGAGTAACATCAAGAGCATATAACACTCTTGTCGATGCTATCAATCAACGATTAAATTTTAAGGGTGTTGGAGGTATTACTGTTGAAACCACGCCGATGGGAACAGTAATTAAAAAAAGGATTAATTCTATTGCTGCTCCAATAAAATGGTTCAGATTAACAACTGTGGATTCTAATCCTATGACTGGTCGGGAACAAAAATGTATTGATGGTTGGTTTGGTGATAAAAATGAAATTGATGTATCTATATATCGCTACCCACAATTTACTAATCAAACTTCATATCAAGTAAGTGATATTATAGCGGCTCAATATGTTGGTAATTCTTGGATATCGTTTTACAATACTCCTCATGAAATTAAAGAATATTCATAATGGGAAATGAATGGATATATGGTCGTGCAAATTGGATTACAGGTAAAATCCAATTTAAACAAATTAGTGATTGGAATTATATTTGTGTTTTTGATGATACTGGTATAATTTGGGATGGCGAGCATGCTGGAATGGTGTCTGTAACTATCAATACTGATTGTTGTAATGATACTTATTATGGTAGTATAAATTGGTCAACTGGTAAATTCCAAAT